GGGAACTTAGAAACAAAGTTGATTGAGAGAACACCACCTAAGAAAGTTTTACCCGACCCCGTCCCGGCAAGAAACAGATTTATCGCTGCCGTCGATTTGAGTATCGACATTTGAGGCTTTGATAATATCTGCTCAACTTCATTCATTAGTTTTGATAATCACGTTAGGCAATTGTGGAACGTTTACAGTAGCGTCAATCTTTGTCGGAGCATCAAAGCCTAACATCTTCGTGATTGAATCCAGGGCTTTCTGTTTGTCGAATAGTTTTATCCGGACATACTCAACAGAAATAGGTTCTTTCTCTTTTGAATCTGGATCATATTCCCATTCTGTTTTAACCTTCGTGTCAATCTCTGCAATGATAGCTTTCTGATCTTCCGTAAGCGATTCAAAGTCTTTTCGCTTTATCCAAGTATTGTGAAGGCTTGCGATTGAATTGAAGGCAATCTTCTGATGTTCCTGAAGAATACGGAGCTTTGTTATTCCGGCAGTTTCGGCCAAATTATCCTGTAATTCTTTGATTCGTGCTAAAATGTTTGATTTTGTTAGCATAGTCGAAGCAGTAGAACGGGCTGAGTTTTCAGAGTAACCGGCACGAATTGCGGCCTTACTTGCATTTAAGTCAATGCAATATTCATAACAGAATCTTTCCTGTTTGTCGTTTAATGGCAGTAGTTCTTCGCTGTTTTCTTCGTCAGTCATTACTTTTTATCTTTTCATACTGCAAAGTTAATCATTTATGCAATATCCGGTTCACTGAAATCATACGCGACGGTTCCGACTGTCCCGACGACAATCAGCTTCCGCAATATTGATACCACTTCTTCTTTAAACTTGTAAATCTCGAAAGTGTTGCAAACATCGTCAATGTCATCCATTAACACTATTCTTGTTTCGCTCAGTTTTAACAAGCGAATTAATGCCACGTAAATGTTATTTGCTTCATCCATAAGTTGCCCCTTTCGTTTGACGTATGACTTCAAAGAGTATTGGCTGATGTGTTGATTCGTCTTTCATTTACAATGGAATTGTAAACGTATCTCCGGGCTTAACAAATACTGTATATCGTGCGCCTTGACCGAGAAAGACATAACAAGCCGGAGTAGCTGTTACCATTGTGTAATTGCAGTATAAGTTTGTCGGTTGAAGTTCCCGCGGTATGCCTTTTAAATTATGCGTCACGCCCAAACTGTCAATATATTCAAACTCTATATCATCCCACGGAAAGGTATTGTCAAACCACATTTCATTTAACGCCAAAAGCCTGTCAGCAGTATTATAGAGTGTGCTGATATTCTTATATAACTGAGTAATCATTGTACTATCTACACCGACGAGTTCAGGGCCGATAGTGTCGAGTAATTCAACCGATCCAAGCGCATCTGTATAATTACCGAACTTATCAAAGGCTCGAATTAGCACAGTGTTATACCTTTCGGTCAGCCAACTACCAGGCGTTGGGGTTTGTTCAACAGTATCAATCCCGCAGTTATCTCTCCATTGTAACATCGGGCGGAGGTCCGGCATTGCTGCGCCACAGTCTTCATTTACAAATAGTGACGTAGGCGGAATCTGGCTCATCAAACAACTGCAAGAGCTAAAAATCATAATACTGAGCAAAAAGATTAATTTTTTCATTTCATTGATTTTATGTATTCACTTAAACAGAATTTCCAATCACGCATCATATACAACCCGCGAATCTTGAGCTTAGTGCATACAAGTCTTTCCGACGCAGGTCTCGGAGCAAAATATTCATCACGAAAATGATATGAATTTACAGCAGTCAAAACGGCTTTACTGCCGGTTAATTTAATTATCTCTGCGGCTACATCGTACCTCGAAGCCTCGCCGTCACAAACCATGTTATAAACTCCCCACTTTTCAGAATTAAGAAGGAACATCAGGTTTCGGACAAAATCATAAGTATAAGTTGGAGTTCCGTCTTTGTCATTCACAGCCAGAATTTCATCGTTCTGAAGCTGACGCATAATTTTGTTCACGAACTTCTTATCCTTTCGCCCGCCACCCATCATCCAACCGGCACGGCAAACTAGGTAAGCATCGGAGTTTTCAACAACAAACCTCTCGCCCATATATTTAGACCGGCCATAAACGTTTATCGGTTCTGGAGCGTCCCAATCATCATAAGAGTATTTTTCACCTGAGAATATCCCTGCCGTGCTTATGTAAATCAACGGAACGCCAAGTTCATTAGCAATATGTACCGCGTTTTCAACTGCGAGTGTATTAGTGTTGTACGCTTCTAATTGGTTTTCTTCGCAATACTCAAGGTCAGTCAATGCCGCAAGATGAATCAATACGTCCGGCGAGAATCCCAATACTGACTTGCGATAAGCCCCAAAATCACGAACATCACAATAACCCAACCAATCCTCGTTTAAATCTATATCCGTGCATTTCAGCTTATGAACGTCATGAAGCAATGAATAAAACGCTTCACCAAGCATCCCGCCGCATCCGGATATATAAATGCGTTTCATGACTTAAAATTGTGAGGATATTTCTTTAACCATTCCGTAAGCTCTGGGTGATTAATTTCTTCCAAAGTTATGAATCTTTTTTGAGCGAACCACTCTGTACGATGAAATATATCTTCTCCGGTCTGCATACATCTCTCTATGTTCTCGCGGTTATTCACATCCGGAGTATTAACCTGCTGTTCTGAAAAATGACTGAGTTTAGACATAATCATCTCCGGAGAACCCAAAAATGAATAATGCCAGCCCCCGTTCAGTATCGTAGTTTCACCCTGACCCCTGCGATCTCTTATCCACTGAGGCGACGGAATGAGTTTCTTTTTATAGACCATACAACCATCCCAAGCTTGAGCAGCGAGACAATTCACGTAGTAGTAAAATAATCTCTGTCGCATAGCAAAGCACTGATGACCTTTTGCTATTCCCTCTAAAATGCCGTCAGGGTTCGGAATTTCATCTTCATCAGAGATAATGATGTAATCATCCGGTCCGGCTTCAGCATAACCCTGTGCGATCAGGTTTCGGTTATCTACTTCCATTTGCCTTTCGTCCTTAAACGGCAAACTTTCAACTGCTATATGGATTATCTTCGGAAGATACTTCTCAAATAAATGCCGGTTATTGTCAAAATGCAGAGGTTTCGGAGCGTTCATGTGCGTTCTCCCCATTTCGACAATCACGAACCTATCAACCACACGGTCTAAGGTCATCAACCGCAGTTCAAGTAATTCAAGATTCTCATAAAACATAAAGCAGTCGTAAATCATAAATCAGGTGTTATTACATGAACCGCACGATAGTCAGCAGACTTTTGCAGTTCAATGTAGGTTGTATAATTACGTTTCACAAGTTCCTCAGTAATCTCATAAGGCCGGTCATGCCACTGATGATAAACAAACGGATCATCTATAAATTCAAATCTCAATCCCAGGTTCTGAATCTGATGTTTGAACATATTGTCCTCATAAGCTATCCCTTCCCAAAGTCGCTCATCCATGCCATTCAGTTTGCGAAGGTTCGCAGCGGTCATTGCATTGCAGAAGTGAAATCCCAAAGGCCGGTAAACAGAATGATTGTACCATGAGCTTTCGTCGTTAAACTCTGCGGCTTTATTGTTGAGTGTGATCCCTGGTTCTTCTCCGTGACCCAAAGAATAACAAGCAAAGGATAACACTGTTTCATCTGTCACCTTTCGTGCAGCCGTCAGAATATCGCCTGAGTGCAAACACTCGACGTTCTGAATTATGACAATCTCAGGATCATATTTCAATGCCTGAATGAATCCCAGATTAAAAGGAACACAGGTATTTCTCCATGTCTTATTCGTTACCCTCACCACTTCAACTGAAAACGGCACTTCCGGCAGTCTTATTTCTTCGGGTGATCCGTCGTCAACAACAATGAACACAAAATCCTCATCCTTATACTGACAGAATGAAGCAAGTGTTTTTTCAAGTTGCATCTGGCGTTGGAAATATGTAGCTACGATTGCAATCATGAGGCGAACATTGGCATTTGACAAAGGAGATAAACGTGGCAGTCCGCCATATTACGCAGGTATGTTTCCATCAAAAACCGTTTCTTTGTTTTTGCGCTCACATTGCAAAGTTAAACAAACGGAATTTAAAAACAAATATTGTTCTGCTGTCATTGGTTGCCTCCTTTCACTGCCTTCTGGCATAATGGATTATCCCTGTATTTTTCGTACACATCAGGTATCTGCTTACGGTATGTAAATAATATCCGATATAGCCACTCGTTCTGTGCGTCTGTCAACTCCTTCGTGGATTCCACTCTCGCCTTATAAATCATTGATTGTGCAAACCTTTTATTCCATGACCCCGGCAGGAATACAACGTGCATAAACGACAAGGCAATTTCTATCTGTTCCTGTGTCATCCCTCGCCTCCTTCCGTCTTTTGTGAGTTGTTCGGTTTTTCCGAACAGGTCAGGCAGGAGCGAAGCCACTCTAAAGCATCACAAAACACGCCATAATAAGTTGAATCTATGATTATACCTATTCTTCCATCTTTTGTGTCACGTTGCATCGCTTGTTCTGCCTGCTTATTTATCTCTTCCTC